TACGGCGGCACAATGGTTATTTAATGCTGCTATGTCAGCTAATCCAATTATGTGGGTTGTTATAGCTATAGGGGCTCTTGTAGCAGCCCTAATTTACCTATACTACAATTACAAGCCCGTAACGGATGCTGTGAACTGGTTCATCAATGGGTTGAAGCAGGTTGGTGGGGTTATCTATGGGTACTTGCTTGGGGCCTTTGAAGCGGTGAAAGGAGCCCTATCAGCCGTTGGTTCTGCCATTGGTGGGGCCTTAGGTGGTGTTATCAGTTGGATCATCAATGGACTCATGGAAATAGGGAAAGCAGCATACTACGTTCTTTTCTCATTCCAATTTGTGGATGATATGACATCCAAATTTGGAGTTGTAGGACTTGCCATATCATACATCATTAACCCTATAAGGACTTTAATAGAGTTTATTAACCAGTTAAAGATCGCATGGGATGCTTGGAGTAAAACGGCTGAAGGACAAGGAGTATTTAAGGAATTAGGGGAGGCATTTGGAGAATTGAAGGCGGCGTTTGGAGAAGTCTGGAATGCATTACAACCAGCAATACAAGCAATACAAGCCGCTTTCGGAAAACTTTGGGTTGCATTGTTCCCCGTGTCATCAGAAGCCAAGAAAGCCGGTGATGGACTAAAGAATACTGGTAGTGCTGCTAATGATGCGAAAACACCAATACAGTTATTTGTTGATATTATAAAAATCTTTGCTGACTTTTTACGGTATGTGGTCTCCGTAATAAAATTACTCGCAGAAGGTATTAGGCTGTTAGCACAGGGGATAGGGTTTCTTGCAAGCATATTAGCCACCTTAATCGGCTGGGTGATCCAAGGAGCAATATGGTTCATTAATCTTGCCAGAGCAGTCTGGGCTGTTGTTTCTGCATTTGGACAGTTTGTATGGTCAGTTTACACAACCATTTGGGAGATTATCATGGGTTTCATACAATTACCTGTTCAAATTATTAGTATTTTGTGGGGTATCCTCACGGGGACGATGTCTTGGTCAGAAGCTTGGAAGATATTGGGTTCTAATGCTGCTGTGAAGTTTGTCATGTCTATTATCAATTTCTTGATCTCCTTACCTGGAAGGGTGTTTAACATCTTAAAATTGGTTTTAAGCCGTGTTGTGGCGTGGATAAGCCAGCTTTGGGCTCAAGGAGTATCAGCTGGTAGGGGTTTTGTGGATAAAGTTGTAAGTTTTCTTAAAAACCTTCCATCCAAGGTAGGTCAAATCCTCATGGATGTAATAAATGTGATACTTGGGAAGGTAGGAGACGCCTTTAATGCGGCAGTACGCTTTGCACAAGGGATATGGGACGGTATAAAAAGTGCATTGCACATAAAAAGCCCCAGCATCATCTACAAACAGCTAAAATCTGATGTGGATGCCGTGAATGACATGTTTAAAAAGAGGGCTGCTGAAGGCCGTGCTGCCGCAGCACTCTACGCTTACGGCTTAAGGGAAGGATTGGAACCAGCATTATCAGCAACAACCACAATAGCCACCACAATACCGGCTGGGACAACACCAACAACCACACAAGCCCCAGCAACACAAGAAACAATGACTCAGATGAATGAAGTCACAAAAACCGGCTTAGAGGCTGTGAATACAACAACACAGCAAGGAATGGCTGCCATCAATAACACAACAAATACGGGCTTACAAACGATTATATCTACTTGGACAGGTATAAAAGAGACCACAACAAAAACACAAGCAGCTATGACCAATACACAGACAATCACAAAATCAGCAATGTCCACAATGGTAAACACAACCAAAAATGCGATGGATTCGATGAAGAACGGTTTTAATTCGATGAAAAATGAAGTGATATCAGCAGCCTCAAAAGCGAAAAGTGGGGTTGTTTCACACATCGACACCCTATCAGCAAATATTAAACGGTTCTATAGGCTTGTGACAAACCCCGGTGCTGGGGGGCCCGCTGGGGGGCCCGTTGGCAGTTCTATACGTAAAATAGCTGGTGCTGGGGCCCCGGTTTCAAGGAAGATCATGACCACCCCATCACTAAAGCTTGGTTTTGGGGCCCTTCCAGAGCCTTTAACACCTTCTGAACCGTTGAAATCACCAAGCATCCATGATATTAGCAGTTCAAGGAAAGCACAGAAAATAGCAGAAGAATTTTACAGAATGCTGTCATGTCCATCTTGCTTTGCATATGGGGCTGGCGGGGGATGGGATTACAGTGATGAATGGATTAGCTGGATTAAAAAGCAAATTGGCAGTTATAGAGTTAGTATTTTGCCTGGTTTAAACATAAAAGCTGGTGATTTTGTCACATACCCGCCTAAGGGGATTGCTGGGAACCTTGCAAGCTTTATAGCTGTTATGTCAGCAATTATAGGAAGGACACGGTATGCTTTCTATTATGGAAGTAGTGGATTGTCTGTAGCACAATTATTAGCACGTGGATACTTCAATTGTTACGATGGGGCAAGGATAGTTGTTGCTTATGCAAATGCGTTTGGATTACCCGCTCATATGAGTTGTGGACTTTCATGGGCTGGTATTCCTCATTGTGCTGCAAATGTGGCGGGGATGTGGTTTGACACTACTGCTTTCCAGCATGGATATGGGTGGACAAGTCCAAGGGTAAGGGGGTATGGGGCCCCTATTGGCAAAATGCCAACCATAGGAGAGTCCAAGAAAGTGGAGAATAATGTAGGGGATGTTAATCTGCAAATAAACGTTTCTGTGGACGGTGCTGGTAACTTGGACGAGAAAGAATTAGCAGAGAAAATTGCTGCTGCTATCACAGATCCCAGCACTTTGAAAAAAATAACAGGGAATCCTTACTTTATCAGGCGATTGGATGAAGAATATGGGAGATATTACATGAATGAGGCCCGTAGGGGTGGTTAATGATGGTTACAGAAAGTGAGGAAGTTCAATTCGAAAATTACAGGGTGAAGGGGGGTCTAATCCAAATCACGATTGACTTGTACATCCCCTACTCGGAAGGAGTTTCATACAGTATCACAACGTATCCAATGTCCAAAATAGGGAAAGAAATTGTATGGGTTGATGGTGTGGGTTCTCTGGAGCTGTGGGTGGTTAAATGACAAGCATACGATTGTATGGGTCTACTTTTACCTATGAACGGGTGGAGAAAAGTGGAAGCTATTATACGGAAACGGTGTGGTATGATACAGGTAATCTGAAATATGATGATAGCAAATATGCTAAAACATCCCAGATAGCTTCTAAAGCTGGAACACAGTCCAAACCGGGCCGTTTAATCGCAAAGGGGTTTACTGGTTCATTCCCTGACAACATAAAGATCAATAGTGTACAAGTTCAATGGGAAGAATATATTCGAAATTCAAGCGGTGGAACCATCGCAGTCCCAAATATTCCCGTCCGTTACGTTTGTTTGTATTATGGGTCTTCTTGTTACTCCTCTACAAAATCTATCACTACAGCTGTCCCCACATCAGCTACAAAGCGAACATTGACATGGACATCCTCAGAACTGCCAGCTGGTTTCTCCAAATCCATCCTAACATCCTCATCTTTTGGTGTTTACCTAAACCCGGCAAGAAACACAAATTACAACACTGGATACATGTATGTTGATCATATACAATTGATCGTAGATTACACAACCCCTACATATTCTGTGAGTATTCAACGTTCTGGGGACACAAAGATAAGGGATACGATCACATACACTTTTACGCTGACCAATACTAATAACACGCCCCATACTACCCCAGTTCCTTGTAATATCACTTTTCCTTCTGATTTTGTGATTGCAACTGTATCTGGGGAAGGTACGTACTCCGATGGTGTGTGGAACGCTTCTATACAGTCTAATGGGGTTGCAACTCTCACAGTGACTGGTTATTACACGTCAAGCGGTTCTAAACAAGTTACGTTCACTGAAACGGTCACAAATCAATCCACAAGCAACACTTTCACAGTTACGAACCCCGCTTGTAATAGTACCCAAGTAGATTATGCTGTTTTACCAGTGAACGTGAATACGCCAGTCACATATGAAGCCACCGGCTTAGCTTCATCATCCACTACTGTGAGTATCCCACTTCCTAATTGGATAACCTTAGTCTCTTATTCTGGTGAAGGAACGTACTCCGACGGTGTATGGACTATCCCGGATCAAGGCGGGCGTTCTAACCCTACAAAAGCAACCATAACCCTTAATCTGAAAGCAACACAAGAAGGCATCTACATGCAACAAATCAAAGATGCTACCAACACGCTTCGAAGCCTCAGATGCCTTATCACACAATCGGATTTATCAAATCCACCATTGTATCATGTGAAAATCCCTTCCAACAAGCTGAAATATCTCCCATTTGGAGAAAAAGACCTATACTTGCTTTTCCCATTGCAAGTGATGAAGAAAAAAACGGACTGGCTGTATAGTGGACATAAGTACGAGTATAGTATAGTTGCTGATGGGGAAGTAATCCACAAATTCACCCCAAATACTTCATCACCCACCTTAGTCATTGCTAAATTGCCAAATGAGCCAGTAAATTACTTGGAAGTATATTTACACATGTCTAATGGTTTATCTGATGATTTCCAGTATTATATTGGGGATATCATCATATCAGAGTATCCTCAATATTCTGAAATGGGTGGAGATTGGCAGATAGTGGAATTAGATGATTATGAAGCCATGATTAACCCACAGGGTGGTGTAGGGCCCCTTGAATTGATTCCAGAGGAATTTGACATCCCCGCTAATTCAAAGATCACCGGATTCTCAGTATCATATGATCTTGTTACAAAAGTATTAACTAATGAAGGTGAACTACTTGAAGATGCTGATGTGGGTGTAAAAATAAGAATCCATGCTGATAAAGAAGTGTATGGTGAAAAGGCAAGCGTAGAGACCACAGGATCCTATGAAAAGGGCTGGAAATATGATAAATGGGGATTGGTGGAATCAGCAACGGGGAAACTGGCAAGAACAAGTGATACATCTGACACAGAAACATACTTTACAAGTGGTTGGTTGGATGAATTATATGTCTCCTTTACCTTCGAAAACCCTTATACAAGCCCCGTTTCTGTGAAACTTAGCAATGTTAAGCTGAAAGTGTACTATGCGTCCGATGAAGACCTTGGATACGGTGTGTACTTCAATGGTGTCCCCAGCACCAGTTTCAACGCTTTACTGCTTAACGATACTGAAATACCGTTTGGTGGGAAGCTGAAATTGGATTTAACTGATTTAAAAGGCTGGTCAGAAAATTATATCAAAACAGTGAAAATAGAACCCATATCATTCAAACTAAAGTTCTACATCGGCGGGGACAGTATAGAAGACGCCACAAAGCTTGTAAGGGAATTCATAAGCTTGGTGACCCCTGATTTGAATGAATACGGGCTACCAGAACCCCAATCACTTTCATTCGAATGGGACGATACAACATATTATTATGTCCTCTCAGATGAAATCGATGTAAAAAACCATGTAAGTGGATATGAAGTCACTATACCCGTGGATATCCCAGCCGGTCATGGATACGGGCCCGTTCTGAAAAAGCCAGCCTCTGGAACCCACAAAAGCATAATACCACCCAGACCAACTGTGTATGTGCATGTGTATGAGGATGTGGAAAGCCTCACCGTCTCAGAAGGGGTCACAGATACTGTTTTAACCGTAAATGACAGCATAAAAGCGGGTAAAACTATAATAATTGACTGTGAAAACCGCACGGTGAAAGACTTGGATGGGGAAGACTATACAAACAGATTGGCCTTGAATTCTCAGTTTTTCCAACTTCATAAACAGTATGACTTCACGGCTTCTGCTGGGGCTGTTGTGAGGATTGTAGCTTTCAGAGAAGCGAGGTGAGGTTATTGAGGTTCAAGGTAGGCCCTTTACTGATATTGAATGAAGATGAATCCCCACTTGTCTATTTAGACACTGAGGCAACCCAGATTACTGAGAAAGCTGATTTGAATTCATTTCGGGAGATAAGCGTCACCCACCCCTTGAAACACAAAGATGGGAGAGATTACAGCCAATTCATCAAACCGGGGAAGAAGGTGTTCTGGTTTAACACAACTGAAGGAGATTCATGCCTATATGTGATTGACGGGGCTGTGAAAGCTGATTATGATGCTAATAGTATCAGTTTCACAGCACACGAGGTTGCTGCTGAACTACAGGATCTTCCACCAGTGTGGGTTGACCCAGCAGTCTCTGATGAGTTTTTAGATGCCAGCATATCCTCTATTTGGACATTGCAGACAAATGGGGGTACTATCACTGAAGGGAAGGGTTATCTGTCCTTATATGCACCCAGTGGTGCACAGTGTATTTGGGGTGGTTCAACGTACAAATCCCCTTGTATCGCAAAGATATCGCTTCTTGAAGGGAATAGCTTCACGGTAATGGCTAAAATGGAGCAAAGAGACACGATAAACCTCAATGCGGCTTTTGGACTTACTATAACAGATTCCACAAATTAT